CCAGGTTCTGCTTTTACATCAACTTTTTTAAAAAATCCTAAATTTCTTATATTTCTCTCTGATCTTTGTATTTTAAGTCTATTAAATGGTTTTTTGAAATAGAAGAGTAGAAACCGTAGAGTTTGTGGGGGTTTGCACACCTCACTTTTTTATGATACTATTATAAAATATTAATGTGATGCCGAAAGGGTCACAGTAATATACGTCGCTTTACGGAGGACACAATGGTAAACTATACATGGGAGCATTTTACTCCATTCACACTAGGACTCGATGAAACATTCAACAGACTTGAAGCTATTGCAGGATCAGGAACAAACTATCCTCCTTACAACATCTATAATGGATCTAATTCTAGAACCATACTGGAAGTTGCACTTGCAGGATTTTCTAAAGGGGAACTTTCTGTAGAAACTGAAAGGAATGTTTTAACGATTTCAGCAAACAAATCTTCTAAAGAAGAAAAGAAATATTCACACAAAGGAATATCTAATAAAAACTTTTCACGTAACTGGCAACTAGCAGATGATGTAGAAGTTGAATCTGTAGACTTTAAAGATGGTCTTCTTACAATAACTTTAATGAAAGAGTTACCAGAAAAACAAAAACGTCAGAAACATTTCTGATTGACAAATCAACAAAAGAATACTATAATGAAATGGGATCTGTAAAAGGATCCCATCTTGTTTGACAAATTTTATTTTAGGTGCTATAATATGGCAGTATCTGTTGTTACCCTAAAAACAGGGGAACGTATTATAACAGAGTTAAAAGAAATCTTTGATGGAGAAGGAGACGATAAAAAAGGAGTCTGTCTTCTTATGGAAGAACCATATATTTTAACTCTAGATGGTAGTACACCGCAATATCTTACTGAACAAACTGGTATGGAATACCAAGTCAGATTTAGTAAATGGAATCCTTACTCTCCCGATTGGCAGTTTAAAGTTCCTTATGATAGTGTTATGACAATCAGTAATCCAGAACCAGGATTGCAAGATGCTTACGAAAAAAAAGTAAAAGAGAAAAAGGAAATTGAATCTATTCAACCAGAGGTATTATGACACAAACACCTGATCAAGCACCACTAAAAACAAATCACAATATTAGAATTGTGACTCTTACAACAGCAGAGCGTGTTCTCTGTATGTTTGGTAATGTTACAGATGAAAGTGAAGACAATAAAGTTGTTGGATATAGAATGGTATATCCATATTTACTAACAATTGGAGAACTAAATGAAGATGGAACTGTACCAATAAATTATGGTAGGTGGTGTCCTTTTTCTCCAATAGAAGATCATAGAATTAGTGGTGAGCATATCATTAGTGTTGTGTATCCTGACAATAGCATTATTGATAATTATGTTGTTAGATTAAAAGAGATTGGACTAACAGAAGAGCAAATTTTCTATGAGGAGAAGACAGATGGAGATAGCAGCGAATCTACTGCGACTAGCTAATGAATGGATAGTCGCACAGGTTGATGAAGTAGAAGGTGAAACATTACCTGGTGATCCTGATTGTATACTTCGTCAACCTTTTATGGTAGACTATGAAGGTAACCTAAGTCAGTGGCCTAAGAACTCTGATGATCGTGAGGTAATAGTCAGGTCAACTGACATTACCACTATTGTAAGTCCTAGTAAGGATCTACTTGCAAATTATATTAAATCCCTTGAATGAAGTTTTACACAAGTGTTGAACAAGCAGGAAACCGTCTCCTCGTAAGAGGATATAATAATGGTGAGAGATATAGCGTTCGGGTTCCTTTTAACCCAACGCTTTTTTTGCCTACAAAAAAATATTCTAAATGGAAAACACTAGAAGGTGAGTGGGTAGAACCACATAAGTTTGGTTCTATAGCAGAAGCAAGAGATTTTGTAAAACAATATAAAGAAGTTCCAGACTTTGAGATACATGGAAATACAAGATTCTTATATCAATACATTGCTGAACAACATCCAGAAGAAGAACTCAAGTTTGATTCGAGCAAGATCCGCATATTCAATATTGACATCGAGACAGCAGCAGAGAATGGTTTTCCCGATATTGAATCTGCCGATCAGGAGATACTTGCCATCTCAATCAAAGATAGTTTCACTGGTAGGATTACTGTGTTCGGGGCAAGACCATACGATAACAAAAACTCCATGGTGGACTACATGCATTTCAGATCAGAAGAAAGCATGTTGGGAGCATTCCTCGACTACTGGCAAGCAAACTTTCCAGATGTAATTACAGGATGGAATGTACAGTTGTTTGATATGCCATACATCTGTAATCGTATTAATCGTATACTTGGTGAGAAGTTTGTAAAATTATTATCACCATGGAAATTAGTATCACAACGTGAGATTTTTATTAAAGGTCGTAAACAATTTGCTGTTGATACACTTGGCATATCTACACTTGATTACCTAGAACTATACAAGAAGTTTACTTATTCTAATCAGGAATCATATCGTCTTGATCATATCTGTAATGTAGAACTAGGAGAAAAGAAACTAGATCACTCTGAACACGATACATTCAAAGAGTTCTATGAAAAAGACTGGCAAAAGTTTATTGATTATAACATTCATGACGTTCGTCTAGTTGACAAACTAGAAGACAAGATGAAACTGATTGAACTCGCATACACCATGGCATATGATGCTAAGGTCAACTATGAAGATGTATTCAGTCAAGTTCGTATGTGGGACAATTACATTTACAATGAACTAAACAAACGTAAGATTGCTATACCTCCAAAGAAAGAATCAACAAAGAATGAAAAATACGCAGGAGCATATGTTAAAGAACCGAAACCAGGATTCTATGATTGGGTTGTGTCTTTCGATCTCAACTCTCTGTATCCTCATCTTATTATGCAGTACAATATCTCTCCAGAAACACTCGAAGATACTAGACATCCTAGTGCGAGCGTTGAGGGAATTTTAAATCAAAAGGTAGAGATTGATAGGAAGTTTGCTACATGTGCTAACGGAGCACAGTATAGTAAAGATGAGCATGGGTTCTTACCTCAGATGATGCAGAAGATGTATGACTCTAGAGTCATCTTCAAGAAGAGAATGATCAAAGCAAAGCAACAGTATGAAAAAACTCCTACTGTTGAACTTACAAAAGAGATTGCTCGTTGTAATAATATACAGATGGCAAAGAAGATTTCTCTCAACTCTGCCTATGGTGCTATTGGTAATGAACACTTCAGATATTATAAGACAGCAAATGCAGAAGCAATCACACTGTCAGGACAGGTTTCTATCCGTTGGATAGAGAACAAAATGAATAGTTACCTAAATAAACTGCTCAGTACAGACAAGGAGGATTACGTAATTGCATCTGACACAGATTCAATATATCTTAATCTTGGACCTCTTGTTAATAAATTTTTTGCTTCTAAGTCTAGCGACAAAGCAGCAATTGTTTCCTTACTTAATAAGATATGCGAAGAAAAACTGGAACCATTTATCGAGAAGAGTTATCAGGAATTGGCGACGTACGTTTCGGCGTACGAACAAAAAATGAGTATGAAGAGAGAAAATATTGCAGACAGAGGAATATGGACAGCGAAGAAGAGATATATATTAAACGTATGGGACTCAGAAGGAGTCAGGTATAAAGAACCCAAGATGAAAATCATGGGTCTAGAAACTGCTAGGTCATCAACACCAGCATACTTTCGGGATAAATTATATGCAGCGTTTCAGATTATTATCGGCAAAGACAATGATGAGCTTATCAATTTCATCAATGGAGTCCGCAGTGAAACAAAAGAGCGACCCTACGATGAAGTCGCCTTCCCCCGTGGAGTCAACAACCTTAGCAAGTACAGACATCCAACAACAATTTACTCAAAAGGAACCCCAATCCATGTCAGAGGGGCACTCCTATACAACTGGTACGTCAAAAAATATAAAGTAGAACATAAGCATCCATTTATACAGGAGGGTGAGAAGATCAAGTTTATGTACTTGAAAACACCTAACCCTCTACACGAAAACTGTATCAGTTTCTTTGGCGAACTGCCAAAGGAATTTGGTATAGAGAAATATGTTGATTATCAAACACAATTTGAGAAGAGTTTCTTGGAACCTTTGAAAAATGTGCTACAATGTATTGGGTGGACACATGAAAAAGTTATTACTATTGGGAGTTTCTTTGAATGACTAAAAAAGTCTTTGTTGTCACATGGACTAACCATGTTGTCGGACAAATAAGTTCCGATAGCATTAAATGTTTTGACGAGTATGATACTGCTCGTTCTTTTGCTCAGTTGATGAGTAAAGATTATGATTATGTAAATTTTTATGAGGAAGAAGCAACACAATGGGATTCTTAGATACAGTAATTAAAGACAGTGGCAATGAATTTGCTAGTATAGTAAGTGATGGAGTTGCTGCGGGTGACGTAGACAACTATGTTGACACTGGTTCTTATATTTTTAATGCTCTTGTAAGTGGTTCTTTATATGGAGGTATACCTTCTAACAAAGTTACTGCACTTGCAGGAGAGAGCAGCACAGGTAAAACATTCTTTGCACTAAGTGTTGTTCGTAATTTTCTAGAAGCAAATCCTACAGGAGGAGTCATATATTTTGAGACTGAATCTGCTATCTCTAAGGAGATGATTGAGTCTCGTGGTATTGATTCTCAACGTATGGTATTGTTTCCAGTATCTACTATTGAAGAATTTAGAACACAAGCTTGTCGTATCGTAGACAAGTATATGAAAGAATCAAAGAGAGAACCAATGATGTTTGTTCTTGACTCTCTTGGTATGTTATCTACATCAAAAGAGATGGATGACATCTCTAATGATAAACAAGTTAGAGACATGACGAAATCACAATTAATTAAAGGTGCATTTCGTGTATTGACTTTGAAACTAGGTCAAGCAAAGATACCTATGATAGTGACAAATCATACATATGATGTGATAGGATCTTATGTTCCTACAAAAGAAATGGGTGGTGGAACAGGACTCAAGTATGCAGCATCAACTATAATCTATCTTGGAAAGAAGAAGGAGAAAGAAGGTACAGAACTTGTTGGTAACATAATAAAATGCGAAGCAAAAAAATCTCGATTAACAAAGGAGGGAAGTAAAGTTGAAACTAGATTGTATTTTGATGAACGTGGACTTGACAAATATTACGGACTATTGGAGTTGGGTGAACAGTATGGAGTCTTTAAGCGTAAAGGAAATCGTATTGTTGTCGGGGAGTCTAGCGTCTACCCTTCTGCTATTCTCAAGGATCCAGAGAAGTACTTCACCGAAGGAGTAATGCAACAACTGGAGGAGGCAGCTAATAAGGAGTTTAGTTATGGTGGTTGATACAATTTTATTTGGAGATTGTCGTGAAACTTTAAAAGAGTTAGATACCAAAGTACGGATGTGTGTAACATCTCCACCATATTACGGTTTGAGAGATTATGGAACTGCTACGTGGGTAGGAGGAGATCCAAATTGCAATCACATGAGAGATTCAAAAGTCAATCCTAGTAATTGTATCACTGGACATAAGAACCATGATAAGATGGCAGGAGTTGGGGATGCAATATACAAAACTGTTTGCCCTAAGTGTGGTGCTGTTAGACAAGATAGTCAGATAGGACTTGAAGAAACACCAGAAGAATATATTGAAAATCTTGTATCTGTTTTTAGATCAGTGCGTGATGTGATGACTGACGATGGCACACTGTGGGTCAACATAGGTGATAGTTATTACAATTACAGACCTGGTAAAGGACAAGCATTACCAAAACAAACTGTAAGTAAAACTAAACAAGATCTACCTGATGAATGTGCTAAGAGAGGTAACAAACTCGAAGGTCTCAAAGAGAAAGATCTGATAGGTATACCATGGATGTTAGCATTTGCATTGCGTGCAGATGGATGGTATCTCAGACAGGATATTATATGGCATAAACCTAATCCTATGCCTGAGAGTGTGAGAGATAGGTGTACTAAATCACACGAATATATTTTTCTACTTTCTAAAAATCGTAAATACTATTATAATAATGAAGCAATTAAAGAACCCGTCAAGCAAGACTGGGGTACAAGAGACCGCAGTAAAGGTAAGTACCATAATCCTGGCACTGGCTTGGTTCCTCATAGTGGGTTATCCAAGTCTTACACTACTAAAAACAAACGGGATGTTTGGACAGTAACAAATAAACCATATAAGGGAGCACATTTTGCTTGCTATCCACCTGAGTTAATAGAACCATGTATAAAAGCAGGAAGTGAAGAAGGTGATATTGTATTAGATCCATTTATGGGATCAGGAACAACAGCAATTGTTTCTAAATCGTTAAATAGACATTATATTGGTTGTGAATTGAATGAAGATTATGGTAAACTTCAAAAGAAGAGATTAAGTGAGAAATCATTTGCGAGGTTAAAACTAGAATGACAGAAAGAATAGAAGAAACAATACTTCGCAATCTAATATACAATGAGCAATACTATCGCAAGGTAGTGCCATTTATAAAAGCAGATTATTTCCAAGAGTACCATGAAAAAATTGTATTTGAAGAGATTGCTGACTTCGCTGCTAAGTACGATAAAGTACCTACTAAAGAAGTCCTCACAATTAATCTCCAGAATAGAGGAGACCTTACAGAAGAGACATTCAAAGATTCAGTACAGGGAATAAATTCTCTTTCTGATGAGTGGGTGGATTATGACTGGTTGTTAGATGCCACAGAGAAATGGTGTCAAGATCGTGCTATATACTTAGCACTCATGCAGTCTATTAAGATCGCTGATGGCGGAGACAAAAAGTTCACAAAGGGTGCTATACCCAGTATTTTACAAGATGCTTTGGCAGTTTCATTTGATGAACATATAGGACATGACTACATTGAACAATCATCAGACAGATATGAATTCTACCACAGGAAAGAAGAGAAAATTCCCTTTGATTTGGAAAAGTTTAACTTTATCACGAAAGGTGGTCTCCCTAACAAGACTCTCAACATCGCTCTTGCTGGTACAGGTGTCGGGAAGTCTCTATTCATGTGCCACATGGCTGGTTCCGCCCTCACTCAGGGGTACAACGTTCTCTACATTACATGTGAAATGGCAGAGGAGAAGATTGCTGAACGAATTGACGCAAATCTTCTAAACGTAAATGTTAAAGATATTATAGATTTACCTGAGGTTTTATTTTCTAGTAAAGTTAATGAAATTGCTAAAAAAACTAGAGGTAAACTTATTATCAAAGAATATCCAACAGCAGCAGCACACTCAGGTCATTTCAAGGGATTACTTAATGAACTTGCGTTGAAAAAATCTTTCAGACCTGATATAATATTCATAGATTACTTAAATATATGTGCATCTTCACGTTATCGGGCAGCAAGCAATGTCAATAGTTACTCGTATATTAAGGCGATTGCAGAAGAGCTCCGTGGTCTTGCAGTTGAGGCTAATTTACCTATCGTCTCCGCTACTCAGACGACTCGTTCTGGCTTTGCTAGTAGTGATGTCGATCTTACTGACACAAGTGAGTCCTTTGGTCTTCCAGCCACTGCTGATCTTATGTTTGCTCTTATATCTACTGAGGAACTGGAAACGTTAAATCAGATATTAGTCAAGCAATTGAAGAATCGATACAATGATCCAACAATTCATAAACGTTTTGTGGTTGGTATTGATCGCGCAAAGATGAGACTATATGATTGTGAACAGAAAGCACAAGAAGATATCATTGACAATACAGAACAAACAGAGTATGATGATGACAAATCAAAATTCAAAAAAACATTCGGCGACTTTAAATTCTAATGACTGTAGATACTGAAAAATACCTTGACTTCGTGCATGATGTAACGAGCACAGAAAGTTTAGATTACGCAGCACTTTTAACTCGTATGAATAAACTTGAGTTAGAAGACGATTGTAATCTTCCACAGTTATTGACTGCTGCACTTGGACTGACAGCAGAGTCTGGTGAATTTTCTGAAGTAGTAAAGAAGATAATACTACAAGGTAAACCATATAATGAAGATAATGTCTTTCATATGAAGAGAGAACTTGGTGATATCTGTTGGTATATCGCACAGGCTTGTATGGCACTTGATACAACCTTTGATGAGATCATTGAAATGAATGTAGATAAGTTAAAGAAAAGATATCCCGGTGGTGAGTTTAATGTGCATCAATCTGAAAATCGTAAGGAAGGAGATCTATAAATACTATTGATAAATTTCAGTAGGTTTCCCCAATGGGATTATTCAATGATGATATGACCGGATTGGCAGCAGCTTATGCTTCCATGAACGATGGCAAATATTTGCTTACAAATGCAGACAAGGTTGGAAATACACCCGCATGGCAAAATAGATACAAAATCAATGAGACAACAGGTGAAATGTTGTATGAGATGGCAGATCATCTCAAAGAATCCTATGAGGAAGAACTTATTGCAAGACTTGATGCTACCTTAGAGGAACTCAGAAGATTAGACGAGGGTAAGATACCTGCAGGTCTTCAAGCATACATGGATAAAAAGAAAGGAAAGAAAGATCATGGTGATAAGAAAGAAGAAGAGAATGGAAAAGATCATGGTAATGGATCAAAAGGATCTAAACCTGACTTTTTAGATTTAGATAAAGATGGTGACAAGAAAGAGCC